TTGTAGTTTTCGGCGTCACACCATTCACAACGGTTTTTTGCCCTGGTGAATCTAACGAACCTTGATCTGACTTTCCAATCAGCCGGGTATTTATCCTTGTTTTCTGGTCTGATCGGCATTGGTTACCCCCTCGAAAAGTCAAAAGGCACAAAACATGCTGATTGTTCATAACCGCCGGTTCCATTGTCACTATATGTTGTATAAATCCAGCCACCTGGAACCCTTAAAATGATGACGTTGTTGAAATTCTTTTCATCATGAAGTTCCATTTTTTTCAATTCATCAAATTCTTTTTCACTCATTTCTTCACCCCTTCAAAAGTTTATGAAATTCATAGGCGGCCCAATCTGAAAGAAGAAACCAAAGCCAGCCAAGCCAGCCGAAAACAAAGAAGATGATTAATATTTGGTTCTCATGGTGTCACCCTCTCAAATTCGATGATCCAGACATAGCAATTCGAGCCCCAAGAATAATCAGGCTTGACAGGTTTCGGATTGCCGTTGATCGATTCCCAGAGTTCTTGAAATCTAACAATAATTTCTTCTTTTCCTTCGTGGGTGAAGGTTTCATGAAAAACACCTTCTTTCAAACAATCTTCAGGACTTATATCCTGAATCCGTTCAATCTTAACGCTGACGATTTTCAGCAATATCCGTGAAAATATACGTGGCATATGAATAGAAGGCCTGGTTCTTCCCCGGTCAGGATCAGCTTTTTTATCATCTGCCAAATAATCAATTTGATAACCGACGGGAATGTCACGCGGCGGGATATGGTCAAATCTGACAGGCGCGGCCCAAGATTCTCTAACCCAAAGATATTCACCGGGCTTGCCATAGGGGCATTTTGCAACCCAATCAGATTGGTAATTATCATCAATAGAATGGCAATTTTTTAAATGAATCCCGTCAGAACATTCAATTAATTTGATTTTTCGCTGATAAGATTCAAAGCGTTGCCAATGGTGATCATCAGGTTGTGGTTTAACCGGGCGCCGGGTGTGTGTTTTGATATCGGCCAATGTGACTTTCACCATCGGCGCTGACATTAGGATCGGTTTTTCATTGTGTCCCATGGCTTTAACCTTTTGTTATTTGTTCGCCTGTTTCGGCTTTTGCTTCAAATTCCGGTTTTTCCTGAAATCGTGAAGGGTGCCAATCACAAATTTCATCAGCTTCAATGTGGCCAAATATCATGTTGCACCGGCGAAAATGAAGGCAATTGACACACGTTTTGCCTCCCGGCAGATTCATTTCAGGATCAGTTGAGCGCCTTTTGTATGGTTCACGGTTCTTTGTCATGACTTCACCCCTCTGATTTTTGATATGCAATCACGACAACTAATCAGGTTTTTCTTTTGGGTGACAATGAGCAATTTTTCATGACCGGCTTGTTGACCGCAATAGCCGCGTTTTTGATGCCAAAGCTTGACCCGACCTGGCTTTTCTTCACCTGTGATGGTGTAATGAATTTCTTGTGATTCCATGGCTTAAACTCCTTTATGGCATTTGCTGTCCATTTTAGATGACTCCTTTAAGCTGGGTTTGTTTCAATTTAAAAAGGTTCAAAATTGCCGCAAGCTTGGCACTGGTAATGATCAGCCCCAACTTCACCTGATACTGAATCAACCGCAATCATCATGGAGCGTTTGCACTCCGGACATTTGCTTGTCGGTATTCTGGTTCCCTTAATGCCAATTTTGTGAAGACTTGAACCAACGCTTTTAGCCTTCTGGAGTGCGGTAAAGGCATCAACTGAAACCCCTTCAAATTTATAGAGAGAATCGCCACGATATTGAACGTTCATGGTTTCTTTGCCATTATGGCCAATCGCTACAACGTTAGAAGATGCAACTTTGTTCATTTTCATTTTGATCCCCAAAAAGAAAACCCCGTCCAGGAAGTGAAATCGGATGCCATGGGTCCACAAGTAAACCCCGGTCTTTTTACAGACCGTCCAATTCCACCCCTGTCAGGGGTTTTGCTAGTTTTTAGTTTTATCATGATCTTGTGTTTTATGGCAATACAAATCTACTCGTAAACGCCTATTCAGTCAAGACAACGCGGGATTTCTTCACCGATGGTATCCAGAGCGTCTTGGCACCGTGATCAGCCTGGAAATCTAAAACACGGTTGATCAGCAAAGAAACTGATTCAACGTGTTCAAGGCCAGTTTCTTTTTCATCTTCCTTACTCCTTTTTTTGGTTGATTTTAGATTATAAATTATAATCGCTCAGTCTTGGTGGCATCCTAAACCTTATTGCCTGATCTATTTCAGCCATGCCGCACAATATCTGTTTGCCATTTGGAAATATAGCCCTGTGCTGGTCGCATCTACCCTCTGCTATTAATTCGACAAATAGCAATATTCCATTGACGTATTTAAAGATAAACCCGTCTTTTCTTGGTTCTGGATAGTCGGGAGTAAATGCAAGCTGGTTTGCAAATCTTGCGACCTGAGCCTTTTCTCTGTCTATATCGTTGTAATTTCGCATATCTATAAATGTCGTATAATGGTTTAAACCTTCCAAGGGCTTACAGTGTCTATGTTATACACACCATCCACAAACCATGTTCCCGCAGGTTGGGCATGTGCAGCCATAGCACTCGTCGGCATAAGCTTCAAACTCTATATCGTTGCTCTTCAGCTCGGAACTCTCAGCGGCCCACATATTACAAGCTGCGTCACAATTCCAATTTGCATCAGGGTGCTTCTCATTAATTTTGGTTACCAACTTATGGCATCCACAGTTTTTATCTTCATATGGTTTCATCGTCTTTCCTCCTGGGTGTATAACAAAGCTAATTAACGCAGACGGGGCGAACTTGGTCGCTAAGGTCTGCGAGTTTCTAGTGCCGCTGGTTATCAGCGACGTTAACCCTTCATCATCTTATTCCAGCATTCTTCAGAGCATACACAAGGCTCTACTGGTTTGCCCATACATCCGCAGTCAAAAGCATTGCAGCAGGTTCTATACTCAAAACCTTCTACAAATTCTCCGCAGACCTCGCATTCTTCACCTACAGGGTTAACAACCGCATCAACTCGGACTTCGTCCTCTGGTTCTTCTTGGTAAACATCAACCATGCTAATATTGCTTTCGCATTCTCCACCAAACATATTTATCCTCCTCGCCGGTTATGCAACACGTTATCTTTGAAGAATAAAAACGACATCTTTGCCATCATCTCTGGAATCAGAATGACAACTGAAGTCACCACGGTCATAGCAAGATGTCCCGTTAAAAGCGCAATACCTACATGCATTGCCAAATGGCAGGTCATCGGTAGATTTTTCTGTATATGTTTTGCCTTCTATATCAATCAAAAATATGACCTCAGAAAAAGATAACCAGCGCATTAAATCGACTGGAAGAATCTTTGTTTATTAAAATCTGCCAGCACGGGGCCAGCGGTTTATGCAAATCGTTAGTTTCTCTTTATTCCGCCTTGTGCGCAAAGTCAAACTTTGGCTTTTTTACAAAACAGACATCATTGCCACACATAACTAGCTGCAACAAATCTCCTTCTTTAATATCGTCCATCGCAAATACAGTTGTTGCACTATATTTAGGTTCTTCAGCTTTTATGGCTGTAATTAAAATAACTGCGTTAAAGAAAATAATCCCACCAATTCCGGTCAGAAACAACCCTAATAATCCTTGTATAACTGGGTGCATTTTAGATCCTCCTTAAATTAAACAAAACTAACCAGTGTATAAAGCGCGACCAGGAGAGGCTATGTTCGTCAAAATCTGCACCATCCGGGCTGGCCGCTTATCCAAATCGTTCTGTGGTCACTTGGCCCGATCCAATGCGGCCATAAGTTTTCCCATAATCTCGTTGGCATCTTTCGCAATATAACCCATGCGCTCCACATCGCATAATTCAAGGTGTTTGCCGTATCGTGCTTGGGCTTTCGTTGCCATTGTTCTGATAAGTTCAAACTGGGCAAATGCTTGGCCAAGCTCGGAGATTTTGGCCGAGTCAACCACAGAACCAAGCATTTCATCTGACCCCGAGGGGTTGCTCGGCCTGGGGGCTTTGGCCACCAGGTTTCCGTTGCCTTTTTGCTCCACAAAACACTCGTGGCACAAGTCATCATCAACACACTTTTGGTGTCTGTCTCCAGCTCGGCACATTCCGCAAAGTTCAACTTTCTTTTCACAGTTCAAACAAGTACCCATGTTATCTCCTTTCTAAACCCCTCGGGGCCAATGAATTTCAACGTTGTGAGTCTACATTTTACCAGCCATATAAGCATCGGCCAACCTGTCTCGTATAGTTCCCCAATCACCATCATCAAGGCCACTCACAGCAGCGACAAGCTTTTCATCGTTTTTCATCATACCATCAGCCCAGCTATAGGCTGGCTGGTAATCTGCCTCACAACCACCCGCTACAGCAGACCCCTTGGCCTCGGTTTTCTGGGGGCATTTAACTTCCTCAGAGTAGCTGCATTCATTGCAATATAGAAATTTTCCAGGGCATCCAGGGTCGTCAACCAGTGTTTCAATTTCGCAGTCTGGGCAAATATCTCCAATCTCCATTTTTTCTCCTTTCTAGCCAGCCAAGGGTCGGCTGATCTTTACGTTATGCTTAAATGTGCTCAAAGAAGCGCCCGGTTTTCCCACACATATTAGTCAATATAGCTGCTGGCCAAGATAATAATCGTTCGGTTCCACAACTTTCCATAGCTCTGTTATTAACTTTGTCTCTGCATTTTGTCCTTATGCAGTCTGCAAAATTACCACTCGGATGTTCATCGCAGTATTTACATTCTTTGCATAATTTCCCATTGCCATAAAGCAACCTAATAAAAGGCATAACCAGGCGTTTCACGCGGAACCCAAGGGGTCGGCGGTCTGTGGTTGGCATTTCTTCCTGTGTTTTCGTCATTTCAAATTACCTCCTGTTCACCCTTGGTTCCGGTGAACTTAAACGTTATGGTGCAGAAAATACTTTATCAATTAACCCACCGTTTTTAATGATGATGAGTAGCCGCACCGTATTTGCATGTTGCAGCGTGGGGTTGCGGCGATTCTCGATCATGTTGTATTGCTGTTGGTGCCGCATCCCCATCGCCGTTGCCATTTGTTTTTGAGTCAGGCCCAGCGATTGCCGGGCCTCTTTTAGTTGTTGGCTGGTCATTATATTTCTTCGACCTCGTATCCCTCGATATTCCATTCCATTCCATCAAGGGGAACATCCTTGGTATTTTCTGTGTCCTGGAGATACACTGCCTTTACAGAGTAATGTCCGGTCTCAGCGTAACCCTCATACACGTCATACCCGGCCCATTCTGTGCCATCGGTCACGTAACAGGCATTTTCGCAATTTGTTTGCTCTGCTGCATTTACCAGCTCTTCGCCCACTATCTTTACCGCTTCGTCTCTGCTTATTAAGTTTCTCATGGTTGGTCTCCGGTTGGCTTAATCGCCCTCTCTTACCTACCATTATACAACTATTGATTTACATTGCAAGCGAAATCAATGATTTGTTTAAATAAAGTTGATTATCTTTACTTTTATAATAATTTCGGTGATTTACACCATAACCAAAAAATTAGAGCGGACACGGTAAGGCTGTGCCTCTCAATATTGGCGTTATATTTCAATACGGCTTAAATTCTTTTTTGAAGATCCGCCATTTTGAGTCGTCACTTCCTGCGGGGGTTCTCATTTGCACATATTCGCCCGAGTCAGTCAGTGTTCTAATCATCATCGCACCAGCTGGCAGATAGTCTTCCCTAATGTGCGCTGTTTCAATCCCGGTAATATAGCTTTTCCTAATACGTTCTTTTAACTGTTCCATTTCCATCACGTTTCAACCTCCTAAAAATATAACAAAAAAATTAACTGGATGGCTAGATCGCCGGTGGCCCTGCGGGAATTTTCCCTGTAGCCCACCAGTTATTTAGCACGTTATAAACCGCAGTAAACTATATCAATACTATCGGGCTGGCCGTTGTCTTTCTGCGGCCCATTATAGCAATCGCATACAACCACGTTGTCGCTTCCAACACCGTAGCCAAATTCTATTACTTGGTTGTCACAATCCGCGAAACAGTCGTAGCAAATTTCGCATAAGTTAGTAATCATGTTGTTAGCACTGTAGCATCCGGGTCGTTCTTCAGGTCTTTCGCTAGTCATTTCAAATCTCCTATAAGTTTATAACAAATAATTAGAGCGGATGTGAATACCTCCGCGTTTTATGGTGCTACCATTTTAGGCGCACCCCTCAATTCAATCGTTGGGTTGCTAATCGGCTTCTTTCTCTTCGGCCCCGTAACATAATTGGGCGTGTATGGTAATTGTCTTTCCGCAACCATCACATTCATGGTCAACAGTGTCTTGGTCTGCCAAGTTGTGCCACGGCCTCGCTTCGCTCTGATCTTGTTCCTCACCGCAATATGGGCATTCCAAATTATCAAACATCGTTACTACCTCCCGTATGGCAACCCAACCAGTAAATCAAGCGGATTGCCAGAAGTTGTGCGGCCCTACGGGAAGTTACTACGTAGGAAACCGCTTATTTAAAACGTTGTATTGCCTAAATTGCTTCCGTATAGGCTGCAATTAGTGGCAACTGTTTTCCGTGCTATTTCCAGCCTCTTTCGGCTCAAATTAGTGCCAAGTATAGTTGGCGTTATTTTGTCGATTGACCGGCTGTAATTAGTTCAAACTGTTTCAAGATTAGTTCCAACTGTTTTGTGGGGCTTTCCGCTGCAAAAAGTTCCCGTTATAGTTTCAACTAATTTGTGCTGTAAATTATTTTCGTGGCAGAAATTAGCGGTGGTTACAGTTGAAACTAATTTCTGACTTTGACCGCACAAATTAACTCGTGCTAATTTAAATTTAGTTCAAACTAATTTCTGTAGTTCGTGGCACAAATTAGTTTCAACTGTTTTCAATTTAGTTCCAACTAATTTCCCTGGGCTTCGTCACAAATTAGTTTGAGTTGTAATCAAAACTAATTTGCGTGGTTGCCACCAGAAATTAACAGCTCCTTATTTTAGACTTAGTTTGAACTAATTTGTGCCACCCTCGGCTGTAATTAGTTTGGATTAATTCCAATTTAGTTCAAACTGTTTTAAGCCGTTTCGGGCTTCAATTAGTAGAGACTGTAGTTGCTGCTAAATTTGTGCCTCCGGCAATACAACCAGCCAGTACAGCGGACGTAACGGCCCGCCGCTGACCGGTATCGTTATGCACTACTCAACTAATTCAATTTTTCTGCCGCAATAAGGGCAGTATGTAAAATGCCAGGTTGTTGTTGTGGCTTTGCCTATAAATCTACCGTTACCCCTCTGCCCCGTCTCACCAGCGCAACCCAGGTTGAAATGCCCGTCAAACGCCTTAGTCCATGTGCATAACAACGGGGTAGAGTTCGACTCCTTACCCGCCGCTTTTGGCAGTTCTTTGGCGTAATATGTTTTTGAAAACTCAGCGCGTCCGCAACTGTAGCATTCTGTTTGCTGAACCATGTTGCTCAAGCCACATTCTTGACATATTTTTATGGCATCCATTTTATCACCTCTTCAGTTGGGGTCGGGCGTCTCACCCAAAACGTTAAGTTTCACTTTGGGGGTTAAATATCGTCCCGTAAAAAGCCCGCTCCATTGGGTCTGTGATCCCTTTTGCGTCCATCTCTTTATCCCTGGCTATTCCGGCCTCATGCACTTCGACTTCTTCCGGTGTTGGCGGGTCACAGTCCTCTTCGATCAACTCATATGTCACCCGGTATTTTGCTATCCCGTATTTTGCACGATCTTTATAAATGTCGTGGCAATTTGAACTCCTTGCAGAGTCAGCAGAATAGAAGTCGTATTCATCACAATAGGCCCGGCTATAAACACCTTCTGGTTTGCCTGTCGCCCTATTAATAATCCTAAACACCTCTTCTGGTTTTTTCTCTTTCGGTTTCATTTGTCACCTCTGTTTAATAAAAACAACTTAACCAAATAATACAGCGGATGGCGGTATCATTGGCGGCGCTACGCGGTTAAGTTGGGCAGCGCCACCGCTGATCAACACGTTATATTGCTCCAAAAATATCAGCTTTAGTTAGTTTTCCACCATCACTGGTGATTACAGATTTACGGTTTTTCTTTTTTATTAGAATGTGTGGCATATTAAATACGGCCAATGTATCACCTATTTCAAGGGCATCGAATATGGCATCATATTTCAACTGTCTAGCTTTTCTTGTCAATTCAATTTTTTTAAGTTTCTCTGGCAGTCCAGCCTCATGTTTTGCTTTTTTATCGTCTTTTAGTTTTGAAATAAAAACATTATTTTCCCCGTCCATCCTTTTGCCGTTACGGTATGCCCATGCAGATTTAATAGCCATTAATACAAATCCTCAATATAACAAAAGGTTAAACCAGACCCGAAAAGGCCGGGTTTATTAAAATCTGCCACTCCGGGGCGGGCAGGTTACCCAAAACGTTAAGTGTACTGGCCAAGTAGGTACTGGACAGCACCTTTATATTTAAGCATTAGGGCAACACCAGCCTTTACCGGCCCGGTTACTTTGTTCTGCCCGTTTTCATATTTTTCGTAAGTTCGTGAGGACAGGCCAAGGCAATCGGCCATTACTTTTTGAGTCAATCCTAGTTTTGTCCTGTCAGCTGTCAGTTTGGCTTTATCGTCAACCCCAGGTATATTCTGGATTCCCCCAGCGTTACCGACCACTTTCACCCCGTTTCGTAACTCTATCAAGCAGCCACGCCTATTATCGTCAACATACTCGCCAAGTGATTTAGCCCCGGCTGGGAGGGGCATCGCCCCCCAGTAAATGTTCTTTGCTTTTTCTGGATTCATCATTTTATTTTACCCAGCATATTTTGTTTTCGATCATTTCTACAACCTGAGTAGCAGTAACAACCGTTCCGGCGTCCATCTTTACGCCTACTTCATCGTCAAGCACAACATACTCAACAACTTTCATGTCTTGTGTGCCGTTGGTCAAAACATCGCCGATGCTAGGTACTTCTCCGGTCCAACCAGCTAATGGTAAGTTTTGCTCCGTGTGGTTTTTGTAATGAGCGGTATTTATGTTTTTGTTTCCAGCTTCGATTTCTTCTTTTATTATTTCGATTATTGCTTTCATGGTTTATCTCCTATTTGGCTTGGTTGCCCTCATCTCTTAACTTCATTCTACACCCTAATAGGGTGCAAGTCAGTAGGCATATGCAAAATAAATTAAAATAATTTGCAAGAGATAAACCACTGTAAAAACGTACACTTAACCAGCCAGTACAGCCGACGTGTGCCACGCCGCTGACCGGTAATGTTATGTGCCTGTAGGTTTATAAGCACTGCACCAATCGCCAAGTTCAATATATTTTTTTGTTTTATTACAGCGTGTGCCTGCTCTTTTCTTGCAAGTTCCGCAATTTTCAGGCGGGCCATCCAAGTGGCATCCATCCTTGCAGTCGCTTGTCAAACATTCGCCATCACAACCTTCTTTTGTTTTCATAGCTTCGCTCCAAGTTTTTGCACATAACCAAAAAATCAAATCGACAGGGAGAAAGTGCGTGGCCCTATCGGGAAATTACTTGGTCGGCCTGCGGTTTATGCAGGTCGTTAAGTGCGTATGAAAACCTCAGTGCACCCAAGTTGGCTACCCTGCATTTTTCGCACACCAACCAGCCCCGGCCTGATATATTTGTCTATCTGAGATACAACACCATCGTTGTCGGCAAATACCACATGGTGGCGTTTGCAAACCTTATGATAGGCTATCAACGCACCATTGCGGTGTATTCTATTTTTGCTTTTGCTGTAATCAATATCTGGGTTAGTAAAAATGTTTAATTGGTGCATATTAACACCTAAAATAAATCACTTAACCAGCGCATTAAATCGACTGGAAGAAATTGGTTTATTAAAATCTGGCTCATCACGGCCAGCGGTTTATGCAAATCGTTATGTGAAATTGTATCCATTAAAGGCACCACGCATAACGTCGAGGCGGCATTTAGGACATAAGGTAATGATGATGTTAGGCCGCGCAACGCTTCTGAAATACAGATCAACGGCAATCTTTTTCTGGACATCACTTGAATTGTTGTGTCCATGCCTCACTGAAGAAAGATGTGAAAGCAAGTCTTTCTTCATTTTCTTACATCCTGAACAGCGACTTTTCATGATTTCACCAAATTTGAATGTTTTTTTAAATCAGCACCGAGCCGCAACATCTTTCTTGCTGACGGACTTCACGCCTGGATATTGCAAGAATTCCTTCATTGACCTGGCCATCTGGTTCAATGTTTTGGTATTCACATCAAGAAGGGTTTCAGGAGCTTTCCCGGCGGCAACAGCCTTTATCAACGCCATTTTATCAGTAACCTCACCTGACCATGTGGTTTTGTAAGAGATGCCAGTGGCCGCCGGTGCCTTGACCGCAAGAGTAGGGGCAATGGCCTGGGGTGCCGTTTCAATCTCTTCTTTAAGCTCTTCAACCCGTTCAGTTTTGCCGCTGGCTTCAGCCCGTTCAATTTTCTTTTCTGTCAATTTCAACAGGCGTTTTTCTTCCTTTTCGGCTATATCCTGAAGCCGCTTTTCCTCCAACTTCCGGGCCGTTTCAACTTTTCTGTCATAGACGACCATAGACTCTTTAATCTTGACCTCAGCCTTTTTGAGGAATACAAGCGGCGGCTTGAATAAATCCTTGATTCCTTTATGGGCCAAATTGATAGGGTCTAAAAGCCCTCTTTCTTTGGTAACCAATTCTTTTGCCTGGGCCTTGAACCCTCGCAAGTTTTCAGCGGCAAGGGTGAAATCTTCAGACGTAGTGATCACATATGCCTTTTCAAGATCGAAAGATAAAACCGCCTTTTCAACCATGTCAACAGTGTTTTTGGAAACCTTGCCAACGGTGGTTTCTTTCGGTATTTCAACAACGTTTTTTGCACCTTTCATTTTTCATACTCCTTGTGGTTTATAGCTTTTATTGAAATTGTGGATATTGAGACAAGAAAGAAATGTATTCAAATCATTTTTATCAGTGTGTTCGATTAGCTTAAAATCATCAGGACGCAACAACACTGTGAAGCGCGTTGACGTTCTTAAACTAAGTGATTCTTTTGCCCCTTGCTGATAGGCCGCTGTTTGTGGCCCGGTTGAAGGATATTTTAAGCCGGTTTTAATGTCGATTATGGCCTTCTTCCCATAAAGGACACCGGCTCTGTCAAGTGTTCCCGCGTAAAAATGCAACTTTGAAAAAACCTTTTCTTCAATGTGGCTGAAAACAGGGTTGCAATACATCAGGAATTTTTTCCAGCCGTTTAAGTACGGAACAAGGGCCGGATCAAGGGCGTCAACATCAAGTTCACCGAGGTCAAACAACTCGCAAGCCGTATGTACGTGGTTGCCAAATTCACACGCCCTGGCAAGGACGTCGGGGTGAACCATAGACAGGTCAATGACCGGTGCCAATATCGTTGTCACATTTGGCACCGGCCGGCCATCAAAGCTGTATTCATGCTTTTCAGCATTAAAGGAAAGGCCTTTCATTCTTCATCATCCAAATTAAGCTTGTGGACGCCTTCAAGATACTTTTCAAAAAGATCGTATTTTTTCAGGCCCAAATCAGTCATGGCTTGGGTGCAAATACCCACCCACCAATCACGGATGTTGGCAGAGTTTTCACCGGACATCTGCTTGTAATCATCAAGGGTGAATGTTGGCTCATCGTCACCGGCCTGTTCATCTGAAGATTCTGGCGTTGGCTCCTGGGCCTTCTTTGATACTGGTTTTGGTTTTGGTTTTGGCGCCTCCTTTTTCTTCGGCTGGTCTGTCCTGGGTTTGCCGCGTTCGGCGTTTTTACCGGCCCTGATTGCTTCAAGTTCTTCTTCACTGAATTCGTCAAGATCTTGTTCAAAAACATCGCTTGCCGCTGTAACGGTCAATGTGGCGTCAACAACTGACCGTTTTTTTGCCATCTTCAAAACGGTATTGTACTGGTCAGCAATATCCGGATTTTCAACCTTGCCGGTTGTCATGGCGTCAATAGCTTTGCAACCGTCAGTTTGTTTTTTGAATGACTTGCTACAACCTCCTTTGTTGGCGTTGCAATAATATCCGCCACCAAATTCATCTTTTCCGCGAAAGATAGCACCGATGAACCCGCATTCAGGGCAAGGCTTGCCAGCATTACGCCAGCGGTATTTTGTTTCCTTGGTCGAGCATGAGCCCACGCCCTGACCAAGAAAGTTGCCAACATCGTCATACACATTGGTAACAACCGCTACTTCCCGGTGATCGCCTTCAAGGTGATCAATTTTGACATCAAACTTGGGCGCGAACCGGAACATGAACATTATCTTTTCAGCCCCGGCTTTTAACAGTGCAGGTTTATCACCGCACCCAGGAATTTTCCCATAATGGACCCCGTCTTTCATCAGGTTCTTCATGGCAAGCTGAATGGTATTCACTTGTTGTTCAAGGTTGGCCACCATCATTGCACCACCGCCACCAGACACGGTGTGCATCAAATCTTTTCCCTCTTCAGTCATGATTTTCCGCTCCAATTATTTTTTTTGTTAAAAGTTCCGGACGCTTCCATTTCATCAAGTTTCTTCATTTCAATTTTGAAACATGGGCGGCACATACCATGGCTTACCTGGTCGCTTTCCTCTTCTGGGCCGTCTTCAATAACCCCTTTGCACCAAGCGCAAATAGTTTTCATATGCGCCCCCCCGTAAATGCACAAAAAGCAAACACAGCCCAGACCAAAACATAGGCACAAATAGCACCGATAATCCCGAGGATGATTCTGTCAATAAATTCCAAGGCTTCTGTTTTCCTGCCTATTCCGGGTGGATTTGACATAATTTAACACCAACGGCTCGGGCGATAAGTTTGCGCCCTTCCATGGTTTTAAGAGTTCCGGCAATATGCCTAGATATCCAGGCGCCGGACTTCCCAGCTTTTTCAGCAAGAACCCGGTTGTACGCTTTCCCGAGTTTCTTGTTAAGTATTTCCCTGATCTTGTCAGGTTTTAGAACTTGTCCTTTCATAACTGCACCTCTGTTTTGATTGGCAAAGAATGTTTCCGTGTCATTACATTTACACCATGCAAAAACATTTGCAAGCTGTTTTGTAAAAGTTGTGTAAAATAAATGTAATAATTACCTTGACTGTATTTGGAAATTCATGTAAAAATTGTTTCAACATCAAAACAACGAGGCAAACCATGAAAGCGGTAAGAAGAGTTGCGAGAAGATTAGTCAGAAGTTGTTATCTCTCAAATGATTCAATGATAATTCACACCCGGTGCAATCGGTGTTATCGGGGAATGGATATCAGCATGATAAACGGCGTTGTTATTATGGATTGCCCGAACCGGCCATGTCGGCAACGTGATATCCAGAAACAAATTAAACCGCCTTGGTTGCGGAAAGGGTGAAGGGAAATGTTTGAAACTTTAAAAAAGATTTTCAGAAAAACAGCCACCCGTCTTGATCGATTCAAGAAGGCTGAACATTGGTCGCAACGGCGCGTTGAAGAGGGCTTTGCTTGTGATGCTGCGGCGTTCTCTGCCAACAGGAAGGCAATCACAGAATGGGAAAATCTTTTAAGGCGTCTTGATATTGTTGAAACAGAAATTTACAGACAGAACCTTGTCCTTGCCAAAGGACTTGACTCCTTTGCGGGAATAATCACCAGCGGCCCTGGTAATGAATTTGACAAAATTGGTGGGCTCACTTGCATCCACCGATTGCATTGGATTGAAAAGCCTGAAATTGAATCTTGGAAGTTTGAATATGATCCAGTCTGGCTGGAAGATGACAAGCTTGCCAACCTCTGGCATTTGCTTTGGAATTATGAAGAAACTGATGCCGGATTAAGAGAACGAATCAAACAACATCATGGGGTGAAATAATGTTTGAAAAGGCAACTGTTTTATTCTGTGTTATTTTTGTGTTGTTCATCATTATGAATGAATTTTTAAGATGAGAGGTTAAATAATGGATAAAATACCATGTGTCACAATCGACATTACCTCGGCAAAGAAGATTCTAACCCCGGAAAACATAAAGGAACAATTCGAGCATCAAAGAATTGATGAAAATTTATATCACAAAGCTGTTTGTTATAATGAAATGATTGGCAAAGAAGAACTTCAAATTGACGGGACAAATGAAGAATTGATTCTTTGCCGGGATATGTTGAGATTTGTGTTTTCTCAAATTCCTGATCATTTAAAAAGACAATGGGTGAAATAATGCTGAAATTATTAAAAAAGATTTTCTGGAAAAAGAACCAATTCAAAACCCAACCATACAAACTGACTATTCATCATTGCTCAAGTGCTGATGAAATTGAAAACACGACCAACTGTCCTGTGATGGGAACATTGCAAATGATAAAGTGTGTTATTTTTTCAAATACACACGCGACCTCATTCACACTGATTGAAGACCCTGCCAAACATAATATTTGCTTGATATTTGATAGTGTCCCATCAAATATATGGGATTTATTTCACCAATACATGCCATGCGGTATAGCTTATGAATTTTTTGACAAAGAAATGTATGTGGATATGAAGGGATAACAATGAAAACCAAAAAGCAAATTCCATGGTTCATGATTTACGGATCATCAAAACGATTAACAGCCGAACACATAAAAGTTTTGCAACCGTTTAAAACAGAAGATGATTTTGTCAAATTCTTTAATGAGAAATTCTATCATCGAATACTCAGATCACGAAAAAAGATATCAATTATTGACTCTGCTGAATGGATTATTGAAAATGCTGGTTCAAAATTTCCACCGGTAGAAGGAACTATTCGCAAACTTATTTTGGATGGCAAGCCTTTCAGTGCTGATGTCGGCTATCGAAAAGAAGATGATAAATTGATCCCTGATCACTTGGCCGTTTTTGATCCTGAAGATGTATCAATTGAAATAGGTGGACATAAGATAGATGGATTTGCATCAGGGGATATTGTCCTCTTTGATGGCCGGCCGTTGTGGAAAAAGATAACAATGACCATCAGGGCCATGGCCGCCACCGTCATCAGTGAAATAAAAGAGGCGTTTCCTTTTTTATGGCATGACCGACATTGGGAACCATTTGTTTAAAGGTATCTTTGGCAGACTGTGGAAAATGCAATAATTAGAGATATTAATAATTAAAATTCCACATTATTGACAAAAAGAAAAAGGCCGTCAAGCTGGTGAACTTGGCGGCCTTTTTACATGGTGACACCGTGTAGGGGTCAGTGTCGGGAGATAAGGTGTTATAAACCTAAACCTATTATCAAATTAATTCAAGCTCTACATGAACCAAGTCATTGAAAGTCTGATCAGTGTAGTCATTGTCAGAATCCCAATCGTTTCCGAATCTCATTCTGTATTTTCTTGAAAAAGGTGCTTCTTTCTGAACCCTAGCCCAGGCGGCTTTGAAAACGGCTGTCATCTGGTAGAACTTCACCCGCTCCAACCATTCAGCGTCACGGGTCTGTATGGTTTCGCTTTTAAGTTCTCCCCAACTTTCAGGAATCGGCCACGGAACCGCATCAACGGCCATTGAAAGATTATCCGGGAACGGCGCGTTTTCATCAGCGTTATGTTTCCCGTTTGGCCATTTGGCATTTGTTTTCTTCAAATCAAAAAGGCTGTTCTGTCGTTCTTTACCACGACGGCCTTCAAGCAATGAAATATCAAATGATTCAATTACATACTCACAAGTCATTTGCAAATATGGGTTTAGAGTTGCTTTGACTTTGATTGATTTCTTTCCGAAACTTGGCATGGCATCACCTTTTTTGTCGATGATTAAAGGGAACCCCCTGCAACTGAGCCAGAGTCGCAAGGGGTCCAAGGAGGAAAAATGAATAAATCAAATATAATTAATTGCTATAAATAAGCAAAGAATAAAAAAACCCCGCTTGAACTAAATCAGGCGGGGTTTTTAAAATGTCTGTGTATCTGGCTGTCATTCCAGGCTTTTTATCCGGTTATCAAGCCATGTAATCATGATTTCACGGTCTTTTCTATACATGATTTTTGAACTGTCAAACTCATTAAGGAACATGCTGGCAACTTCGACCATGCCTGGATATTTATTTAAAGCCTTATTCATTTCACCCCTGGCGAACACATAAGAAACTGATTTTTCAAATACATTCCTGACTTCTATCAATACAGAGACAGCCTGTTCCCTGGTGTAAACACCCTCACCAATCAGGGCCGCATTTACAATGATAATCCCGAGGCCCGCACTTTCAAGCCTGATATCATTCTTTTCAGCAACGTCACAGAGCAATGATGGTGAAGATTTATCATCACACACTGAAGGCAGGTTGTTGAGAATACCGCACCCGGTAGCAAGCATAATGGCAACCAACGCCATACCTACAAAATAAAGTCTTTTATTCATGGTCTTTTCCTCCTGTTGAATTGAAGTGTTTTTGAAGTGTTTTCCGCCGTTTTGATTTCAGATTGTTCTTTGTTGTCGTATCCTTGAAATGATGTGTTATGGCTTTTGTCCCGATCACATAAAACCGCTACCTTTTCACCAATTTCATTAACTTTTTTACTGACATTGTTGAGGGTGTTTATTTGGAAACCTAAACCAGAACCAAAAAGACCGATTACAATGATGAATATCCACCTTGAAACTTTGAATTTCATAGAGTTCTTGACGCCCTCGCATTCAATATCGTGATTATCAAGCCTTTTTTCATGTAGATCAATCATGACTTTATGTGATTCATGATCTTTGCATCTTTCGCAGGCCATTAAACCCCCCTTTTTCAACACTCTCTTGTTGATGCGCCAAGCGGCACTTCCCAATGTCCGGTCACACCGCCAGGTGTTTCAGCGTCAATAAACGCCGTGTAACCGTCTTTGTCGATAAAGCCGGCGTCTTCCTCGACAACGGCCTTGTAGGTTCCGTCAGCGCCAGTATAGGCCATGATAAGCGGCCATGTGATGCCGAAAACGTCATTACCGTCACTATCTTTAACAGTGAGCTCAACAACGGCATCGTTGACAGATGAATCATCAGAAGCAAGAGCAACCCCGGACAACAGAAAAAGATTATCATTTGCAACAAAAACAATCTGTTTTTCACTCATAGGGTTTCACCTCAACAATTCCTTTCAAATATTCAATAACAGAATTCACACCGGACATCAACGGGGAGACAATCAAGATGGCTGTCGCTGACAATCTCGGATTGACAAGAATACAACCTTTTAGGGCGTCAAGAATTATTCCCCTGTGCCATGTGTCATCGGCATCTTGCCAAATATCTTCATGATCCTGAAAAACTACGTCTGTGAATTCTGCCATTTTATTTGTCCTCTAAAATCCCGATCCGTGATGACAGTTCTGCGTCAGCTTCTATTTCAGCTGGAGTTTCTTCATATTCTTACGTATATACAATCATCATCACGCCGGTAGATGTTCGGTAAAAATCCCCGTCGGTCAACCCTCCGCTTTTAGCTGCTGTGTTATCTGCGTAAACAGGGGTGGCCGTTGTGGCCAGGTTTATAATGCCTGTCGATTTAATAACTAGATGCTCGACCCAAGCACCCAGGCCATTAATCCTTGATCTAAACAGAATTCTTTGAGGTGCTGCTTTTGGGCCAGGATCTTCATTTACTACATCACCGTCTATTGCAAACTCTATGGAAGCAGTGTTATACCAACTCTCCCCTACCCACGGCCCTGAAATAATACCACCGGCATTATCTCCATCAACCGGTACTAACGGCGTGTCGTAAGTTCCCCTTGCCCTCCCGAATGTTATGGTACCCCTGTTCCCCGAGGTCCCACTTGATACGGAGGTGCAATTGAGGGAAACGGAACTACCTTGGTTAGATAGTAACAGGTTCGTAGAACCAGGGATGAGAGACGCGGGCAAAGGTGCAGTGTGCCCCTCCACCCGTAATAGCCCGGTGTTATCGATACAGACCTTCGTCGCACCATCGACCTGCCACTCCTGTAGAAGCTTGACCCCGGACCCCGTATTGCCCTCCGTGACATCAATACGGAGTACTGTATACCCCGCAGATGTGGTCTGTACGATAGTTGGAGCAATATTTACACCGACAAAATGTCCACTACTACCTGTAACTGTCCCTGTAAACATATCGATAGCATTCCTGGGAGGGGGGGTTATGCTAAAGTTAGAACCCTGTAAAGTAAGCGTTGTGTTATTTCCTCCTGTTACAGAGGAACAAACTCCAAGTGATGCTATATCTGTATTTGCGCCTGACCTGGCTATTTCGCTAGATACAGATAATGGATCTCCTGTAGTGCCATCACCAGTCAAGGTGCTGTTATGCTCAACAACTGACAAATAATTTCCTGATGGCGCACCAATAAAATTAGCCCTGGTTCCTGTCAAGTTTTCTACACTGTGAATTTGCCAGTTATTGCCTGTGTAATGCAAAATTGTTTTGGTAATAAAAATAAATTCGGTGAATAAATCGGTTAAATTACCAAGTGTTACACTGCTCGGTGCCAACACCTCTTGCTCCGGAAGACTGGTTAACGACTGACCCTGTACCCATAAAAATCTATAATTCTGGGAGTCTCCATCAGCGGCGGGAACAGCCACCAGCCAAACACTCATATAATTACCGTTTGTCATCGGCGATTGTTGCCAGTTTGGACTTACAAACTCATTCCAAAACGGTGTACTACCTGACAGTGGCACGATATCAGATTCACCAACGGTAAATTCTAAAATACCGGACCCAGTTAAAAATGCAGTTGTGTATAGTCCTGTGGTCAGTGCATCATTAATCGTGCTGATATCCTCATCTTTTATGTTTGTCGTTGATACATCCGGGCGTCTGTCATCCGGGGTTATCGAAGCTGTTGTGTAATTGCTGAGTGTTCCACCTGATATCCTGTAAGTTCCCACAGTTTGGTGAAATTCTTCGTGTGACTGCCAATTCATTAAGCCATGTACTTCTCGGATTGCATATTTGTCATTTGTGCCAAAATGAACAAACGCTATCCAGACATCGCTAAACTCCCAAACATCTGTTGCCCAAATAAAATTTATTCCGTCAGTTGAGGCTAAATAATATGCTTCATCGAGGGTTGCGTCATGAGCGTCTGATGTCCACGGTGACTCTAATTCTTTAACTTGGCCACGCCATGAATATTTAAGATTGCCTGTCAATGTTATTGTCCGGGCAATTTGGTCATATTCAACAAGGATATTTTCATTGTCATGAAACCCTGTTGGATCACCGGACGCAACGGCTGCATCAGTTGCAGCTATAATGGGAGTCGGGCTAGATGCGTAAATTGAAATGTGACCAAATTCCTCAGCATCCATCGTAAACCCGATTGGAACAGCATAATCCGGTGGTGTCGGTGGTGTTGTTGTATATTCCCCAGGTGTGGTTGACACATACAAAAGCTTGCTGGCACCAAGTACCCTGGTATCATAATTATCAAAAATTCCTCTAGTGCTTACCCAGCCAAATTCACCCGGCTCGATGTCATTGGTAACGGCACCTGTCAATCGCATACCTATTACCGCAGAGGATAGTTGCATATTAAAAGTAAAATCGTCATACGCGCCGACATTCATTACCGGCGACCCTCTCAGCATTTTTGTACCTGTTGCATTCCTGATTCTCGCCAAATCAGAGAGCAACATGCCATGTTTTACCCCGTCAATATCGGATCTATATGACAACATGTGAGTGTCTGGATCGTGGGAAAGCGTACCTTCCTGCGTGGGAACACCGGTCGGGGCTGTGTTAAAACCGATATGATTCAAAAGGCCGAGATTTAACTCTCTGATCAACCACCGTTTGGTTCCTGGGTTTACGTCTGGCGCAATGATATTAGGTGGTGATTCAGCGGCCCCTGAACTTGCATCAAGGGAATAGAAATAAACGGCACCACTTGGAACGACTACAATCGCGGCGTCACCGTCAACGAGCAAATCACCATCGATATTGTCAAGGGCTCCAAAACCACCGCCTGTCAAGTCTGTTGCTGGCCAATATTTAGACATCATCAACCCTCTTCATTATTTTATCTTGATATCAATACTTTGTTGCTTGGTGTTGTGCCGCCAACAATACAGAACAAACCAAGTTCAGGTGACCAAGAAACACCAGCGTTTGCATAATCTCCTGACGTACTTCTGATATCCCAGATTATGCCATCTGTTGAGGTTATAATCTGATCATTTGTTCCTGGCCCTAAATCAGCAATGGCACAAAATAATAGCAAATCAGGCGACCAACAAATATCAGTCCATTGACTATCAACAGGTTGCGTGTGGCTAGTCCAGTTAATACCGTCAGGTGATGTCATGATTTGATCACCGGCTCCGGTCCTAGCGACAGCACAGAACAAGCCAAGTTCACCGGACCAGCAGACAGCCTCCCAAGAACCATCAGCGGCATGTGCTTGAGCCGACCAGTTAATACCATCTGGTGATGTCATAACTCGGTTTGTGCCTGCTCCTGAAACAGAACAGAACAAGCCGAGTTCAGGCGACCAACACACATCTTGCCAATCATTAGTTTCAGCTTCCGTTTGTGACGTCCAGTTTGTGCCATCGGGTGATGTCTTAACCTGTGTTCCAGTCCCGGATGATGCAACAATACAGAACAAACCAAGTTCAGGTGACCAAGAAATTGATTTAAACAATTCATCGGTATCCGGCACTCTAGTTGTCCAGTTAATGCCGTCAGGTGATGTCATGATTCTATTTGTTCCATTCCCTGCAACGGCACAAAACAAACTTAATTCAGGCGACCAAGTTAGATCGGTCCAAGCTATAACTTGCGCAGGCGTTCCTGTTGTCCAGTTAATGCCGTCAGGTGATGTCATAACATCACCTGACCCGACACCCGCAACGGCGCAAAAAATATGTAATTCAGGCGACCACGCAACAGAAACCCATGCTTTATCATCAGAACTTGAATTCTCAGAAAATTCTCTGACAGATATATTTTGCAATGTTTTTGTCAGCCCGTTTATGTTCCTTGCCTTAATTGCCCCGCTTGCGCCTGAAACGACAACAACGGCACTGTCATCGACAACAAATTGACGAATTTGATTATTGATAGCAACAATTTTAGAGCCAACACCATCAATAACAATGTCACCCGTTCCAGCGTTTGCAAAATCAGCTTTCACTATGCACCCAATACCACCGATATCAACCGTGTATGTAACAATGTCAATTATAGCTGACTGTTCTGAATTAATTATGATGGTGTCATTTGCAAGAGACAGATTAGCGGCCAAGGTGTGTGTTCCATCAAGAAACAATATCTTTGATCCGGATACGGCAAGCGTGTCATCGAGATCATCAATTTCGTGGGTTGCTTCATGTGCAGTTACTTGGGCACTTGAACCAATGACAATGTCAAAATAACTTCCCTGAAGACCGAGCAACCATTTTGAAACCTTGTTCCATACCCAATTCCAAAATTGATGCGCTGGTTCTTCTTTATAAAGCCACCCGGAAAGCTTTTTTGTTGATCCCGGATCAGATATCTTTGATGCGGAATCATCTGTAACCCATTTGATTAAATCAGGTTTGGTTGTCATATTATCACCCTTGCGAGGCCACCGCCTTCTGTTAAAGTTTCATCGCCTAGGCCATGTTCAGCGCTCGGCGGTCCATTATTGTTTACATCAGTCTCGGATTCGTCTGACAATCGGAAATAGTTTGTTTCTGGCGCAAACTCTAAAATCAATTTAACGCCAGCAGCTTTAACAAGATTCATTTGCGTCAGGATTGCCTGATCAATATCAGGGTCTTCTGCGTCGGTGTCAAGATGCGCAACCATCATAAAACCGGCTGGGAAAAACTCAAAAGTTGAAGCACTAACAGCTTGTGTTAATGTCATAAAAGTGCTGATCAAACTTTCAATTTCACCGCTTTTGGCAAGTTCGCCAGTTCGGCCAACTAATCTGGCCCGGTAAGCTTCATCAACTTCACCAACATCACGCGCAAGGTTAAGAATCTGGCCAATACCGTCAAGTTGAACACCAACCGCAACGGACAAATGACGCTCATCAAGTAGTTTGAAAAACTGCGTTTCAAGCTCTTGAACCCTCCCGCCGATGATGTTAATTAATTTGGCAAGATTAATATTCTTATCTTCATTAGAGTTTTCATCAAACTGACTCGGATATCTGGCCTTTATTTGGTCAGCATGATCTGTGATTTCACCAATTGTCATAATTCAGTTACCGTTATTCTTGAGCTATCGAAATCGGCAATGTCGGTTTCGTCGATAATTATATTGTCGTCAAGCGTTGGCCCTGGAGAAATTCCAATTCTGACGGCACTGTCAGTTATTCCAGGAACAGAATCATAGACACCAATAAGGACAGGATTGACAATAACATCTTCACCGATTTCAAGGGCATCACCATAGGCAAGAAGCAAACCAGAAACAGTTTGAACCCCATTTGAAGGAAAGTCAGCGTTGGTGGTCAAATCTACTTCAAGGTAAATAGTGGGGCCACCAGCCCTTGAAAAACCAATCAAATGATCATTGCCTTGGCTGTCAGTAATGTTGCCGGTGATGGTTCCAAATGCTTGAATTCCAGCCGCCTTTGAATCAAAGACTTCTTGAAGAATGTCTTGATTTGTTCCCCCGACAACCAAGCATTCAATAGATTTGCCTGGGCGGCCGGCAACATCAACTTCAATTTCATCATTTTCAAACACAAGAGCCTGTGTTACTCCATCAAGCGATAGCAACCCGCCCCTGATTGCTTCAAACGTTGCACCGCCCAGGCCTTCTAGGGCGGCATTTCTACGGGCTCGAAAAGCGGCGTCAGTTTCAGCGGCCGCGCCCTTTGTTGCATCAACTCCATTTTCAACCTGATCCCAACCCGAAACAAACGTGACTATTTCATTTAACGTACCGGCAAGAGCCGATATCGGGCCGGTTTCAACCGCCTTTGCATTACCGGCGGTCATTGGTAACATTTCAATTGTTCCCGTTGCCGGGGTTGTCGGAGTTGTGGCGATTTCATATTCAAAATCATCTACACCAACAATATTTGTTACCTGATGCAATCCGTTGTAATCATCCTGGTCAGCTCCGGATATAAAAACACGTTGCCCGGCTATTACACCATGTGCTGTAACCTCAACGCTTACCGTTGATCCAGATCTTGTCATAGTAACAACTGATTTACTGGATCCACCGATTGTCACATCAGCCAAAAGGGCAAATTGGTCACCAGCATCCTGAACAGCCATTAAAGAACCAGCTTGAACCAAAGTTGATGCAGTGCCGCCAAGATAAACAACAACTTCAGAATTGGTGGCTTCGTTTGGTGATATCGCTGTTATCTCTCCGATTCTGGCGAGTGAAATGTTGCTGGCTGAATTTGGATAAGAAGAGTTGTAAACAGCTTCGGCAAGTTCCCACAGTGATGATTCACGATCCGCCCAAGTGGACAGCTCTTTTTTCATTTGAGTATCATCTGTCAACCTAGTTCCGGCACCGTATGCCAATCTGTATAATTGCTCAAGTTCCGTTATTATCTGTGCCAATGATTTTATTGAAAACCCGTTTGAATCAAGCCCAAAACTCATAATATCACCGTGTCTGAAATTGTCCCGAATATGGTATCAAGAACATATTTAACCGTCATTTTTCTGTTTGCATCAAGTGAAATTTCAAATTCTGTGAAAGTGCCGTCTTGGCTTTTTAATATCTCTGTTTTAAGGACAGCATTCACCACATCAAGACGCGGGTTTTTAACAAGTATATTGTCTCGATATGGCACACCGTGGGAAAGGTCAAGAAACCATTCTGTTATAAAAGTTAAAAGCCTGTCTTTAATTCTTTGGGCGGCCGCATCAGCGCCAGAGACAGTGGCCCAGTCACCATTTTCAATCACGCGGTCATTATCACTATATTTAAAATCACTCATGGCTTTATTTCCTCAAGCTTTGTCAATTCAATATCAACCGCGTTCGTAATGCTGTCAACATTTGTTTTTGTTGCGGCATAGCTTGCGGCATTGAGCGGGACCCCAGTTGGTGCACCTGGTGAAGAGGTGGAATGCGTTTCAAGTTGCAAATCTGACAGTGTTTGCGAAAGCTCATCTGCCAAGTCTTTTAACGATGAAAAAGCATCGTAAGCAATATTTAATAATTCCACACTCCCATTGCCGATAGCAATCTTTGTGCCTGGCTTTACCTCAAGCTCAAGGGCGTCAGGATATGAAGTTGGCCATGGGTCTTGCTTTGGATATCCACCTGGCTCGGCATAACAGTCATTAAAATGGTGTTTTCTGGTATCATCCGGTTCTTTTGGATCCCCATTTCCAGCAACCCAACTTTCCATGGATCGGTCAACAAACGTAAGCTTAACAACTGACCCTTTTGAAATTGGGACTTTGACGATCCCTTTTTTACTTCTTTGGTGAACAACTGGAACATTGGCAATAGTCGGCAATAATTCATAAAATTTGCGCCCAAAAAACTTCCTTTTCAATAACGGCTGGACAATGGCCAAGTGTGTCTTGGAATCATATTTTTCAATTCTGCCAGGAAGGCAAACGCGAAAATTAACAGCAAATTCATTCAATTCATCTTGAATATACCCGGGTAATTGATCAGGCATTAATATTCCCCCGGCACCAAAGAAGAGTAGATACATTCAAGTTCTGAAAACCAGTCAGCCCCGCGATTGTCACCAATATGTTTCAGGCCGATGATGTGATATTCTGGAGAATAATCAACAGCCTGTAGTGTCCCGGTTGTGGTTGCCGATTGGACAAAAATCTTTTCAAACAGTTTTAGTCGTGGCCTCAAATATGATTTTAAATCTATACCCCTTCGGGTGATCATTGGTGTGCCGATGACACCATTTCCGGTTGAGTTTTCACCTGCACCAGTGGTAAAGGTGTTGTCGTTAGTTTTGCCGCTTTGAGGATTTCGCGGCCTGTCAAAAACATAAACTAATCCCTGCCCATTCTCTTCGATAGTAAAAGACAAACCATAGCGCCCAAGCAGCACACTTGCCTCTTTCGCTGCCATACCTGAAGCCGAAAAATCATTAATACGCCTACTTCGAAGGATAGAAAAAGCCTCAGGCGTGTATTTTATATCTATATTGAGATTGGCGAGTAATTGGTCGATAATTGATTTTGAATTTGTCGGCAAAGAAAAAGAAACCTGAACATCTGCCCGTGTTGAATCATTCAGGCCGCTGTAAATGTCAATTTCAGTTTGCCAGGTCGGCCCGCGTTTTGAGTTGATGGCACTTAAAACATCCCCGGTAAAAAGAAGAATCTCTTTATCTTTATACCCGGCATACAACGAAACAATAATAATCGGCTCAATCATTGGAAAACCATCTGGGTGAGCCCTAGCAATCTTAAATCGGTTCTTTTCCTGCATGTTGTAGATCGTTATCAGACCATGGTTGAATTGCAGGCCGTCATTTTTATCAACTTCAAACGCAACACGTAAATCAGTCACTGGTGGAATATCAACACCAGAAAATTCAACCCGTATTGATCTGTCGAACAAGGCCATTATTCAACTTCCTCGTAAAGCAATAAAACACGGTCGCCAAACAATGTTGCATCCGGGTCACGGTCAAGGCCGTCGAGGTCGTGAACATAAAGACGACCAGGCGGCAAATCTTCAATTCTTACATATTGGGAAAGCAGGTTCTCTGTGATTATCAATTTAACTTCGCTGATTAAAACAACATCATCGCGACCAATCGTTAATGACCAATGAGAATCTCGGGCATTCCATAAAAAAGTCAAATCATAAAGGATGCCGTCAAGTTCAACTTGTTGACTTGATGGATCTGTTGTCGATTGTACTGGTATCGAATAAATACTCATCCGAATAACACCTTTGCAACCTCTCCATTATTGAAAATAGATAGTGCTGAATGTCTAATGTCTTCTGCAATCAAATCGCGATTCGTGGCGGCATCATCACCAACAACAAGGATTTCTTTTGCATTAATAGTGAATCTGATGGAGTTACCGTCACGACCAGTACGCGGAACGCTAATTCTTTTAATCAACATGTTCTGATAAACATTCAACCCGGTTGCGATTGCCATCTTTTCCTTCCTGGCCTGAAGGTTGACAAGCTCTTTATAGACTTCTGTTGATCGGCCGGGGAAATTAAACCTTCTCAATGTGGTAGTTGCATCAGACACGCGGCATTCCATATCAAGGACAACCGGCAAAAGAACTTGATTATCACTGACGGGGGTGCCGTCTTCAATTGGGCTTTCTGTTATGGCAGAATCAAAATCATGATTTTCTGACAAAGAAGCATCAATTTCAATAGGACCGATTTTTGCCAAAAAGAATATAGGGAAACCAAAAGCAGAAAGAACACTCATTTTGTTTTATTCCTCTGTTTTGATTATTGATCTTTTCGCGCTTGATATAGTTTTTTGCATAGCCCTGACCGCTTCTTTACCGGCCTCTCGCGGGTCAGTGCTTTTGATTTCAATATGATTGGTTACATTAATTGTATCGCCTCTTGGTTCTGGTGGGGGCTGGTTTCCAAGAAATCTGCCTAATCCAGGTGCCGCAAGATACGCATCTGGATCCAATTCCTTATTACCAAAAGAAAATCTTAACATCTGGCCAATTAATGTTTTGGCAGTTCCCTCGGTGTCAGTTTCTGGAATAACAGCCCTGGCTATCGCTTTGGCGGCCCCGGTTGGTGTTTTTGCCTGTTGGCCAATCTCGACTAATTGGTTAAACGAATCAATAGCACTATTCAGACCTTCCATGGCCGGAACAAGCAAGGAGTTAATTGTTGCGGCAAGCTTTTTAAAAGAGTCCTCTGTTTTGGCTGATGCCTTATCCATCTCAAAAAGATTTTCAGGAACTTTTTCTAATGCCGTGTTTTGTTCTTCGGTTGCTTCAGTGATGATACCAATGACAAACGCCAGCCTGTTCTCTAATCCTATCCTACCGCCTATCTCACCTGGATCTAGCAGTTCTAAGTGTGCTTCTTTGAGTTGCTTCCTGAATATATCAAATCCAGGGATATCAAGTAGCCCTTCAAATCCGCCACCCTGGACTCCGCTCTGAATCTCGCTAAAAATATCAACAACTGATTGTCCGGTGATGGCCGCTTGCTTTGCAGCAAAAGTGAAAAGCTGATTAAATGTTTTAAGTTGTGCGGCACCCTTGCCAAATACTCTAAAAAAAGATGCCCCTGCAACATCAAATTGCTCTTTGGTTATTACTTCTCCGGCACCTTTTTTAATAATATCCAGTTCGGCTTGAATGCCTTTAAATTGCGTCTTGAGGTCTTCAAAACTCAAATCAGCCAGACGAGACATGTTGAATTCTGCACGTGCGGCACTCTGGCCTATTTTAAACATTGCCCTTGCCCCGGCTATACCAAGGCTAACGCCAAGCAACTTACCAAGGCCACCAATACCGCGCTTCATGCCGTCAACACGTTTTTCAACATTATTGGCCCCTTTTTCATCAACTTCAAAGCCAAAAAGGGTGATCAATTCGCGGATTACAGGCATTTTTTATGATTCCTTTTTATGTAAATATTGGCAGACATATTGGGTGATTAGTCTTTCACAAATTGCCTGCCTTATCTGTTAGCAATCAATCACCTTTAACAGCTTTCGCAAATTCAGCGAACACACTTTCCAATGTGTCTATATTGTATGGGGCAATCTCACCACTGCCATTGTTCAGAGCATAGACAGCCCAACAAATATTACACTCATTAGTCGGTTGCTCCAATTCCTCCAAAGGGAGATCATCATATCCGTAATTATGCTTTTCACATTTCATTTCATACCTCCAAAATAGTAATTAATACAATCTGCCACGTTTGTAGGCCAATCCCCTAACCTTGTTGACTACTGGACTATTGTAGGTGATATGTATTATTTTTTACAGGTCTTATTTTGTTCTTAATTTTTTAAGATTCCTTTTCTTCATCAATCAAAAGATTCAAATCGATCACATCCAAAAGAGAAAGATCTTTTTGAATTTCAGCAAGAGTACAATATCTCCACCGAATAGGCCGGACAAAAAGCGGGTGGATACCTATTCTATTCCCTCTCCCTCTTCCAAAGGTGGTTCTGACAATTTCGCCATAACCTGTTCCACTTTTTTTTTAACAAAATCAAGAAGATTGTTGTGTTCAAGGATGGCAATAACCAAATCAGACAATAAAGTATATTCACCAGCGAATTCGATTTCGTATAATTCAGCGTCAAGATTAGGGCTAACAACGCTTAACAAAACCAAATCCTTGATAAATACTGGCGTTACTTTGAGGTCAAGACGCTCGAACATCCCGCCAACAATCTTGCCGATATTTATTTCCATATCGAGAAAATCTGTTCTGTGATCACCGCACCCGGCGGCGGCTCCGGCTGTGATATGGGAAAGAGCAACAACCGCTTCAATTCCCTTGGTGGCCGGGAGTGTTTGAATCGTAAAATCTTTTCCGCCGATATTTAATGATTTCTGTGAAAGAGCCATTAAGCAGCACCGCCAACAGTCATATTCAAGTTGTTGGTTCTGATAACCCACACGCGAGTATTGATCCTGGTGCCATAGGCGGCGTCAGGCATCTTCTGTATCCAGCATGACGCGCCAATATAAAGATCATTTCCGCGATTATCTTTAACAACAACCGGGAAAATGCCATTACCGGTTAATTCATCAGCCCTGGCAAGACCTGTAAAAATCAGATTTGACCGGCTTGTTTGCAAAAGAGTAATGGTAAAATTGCCGCGCTTATCGTTTGTAATCCGGCGGGCAACATCACCATCAGAACCAAGTTCATCTTCAACCTGATTGCTTTCCCTTGCAACAAGAATCTTATCTTCAGAAAAACCTTCAATAACGTTACCGGCCACCATGACAGTCACTTCTTTCGGGTCAATTGTGTCAACTTGCTGCCTCATGATTTCACCTTTGTTTTTTGTTTAGATTATTATTGATTGTTCAAATTAAATCTGAGCATTAACGGTTATTGCGAGACTATGAACAGCCCCGGCAAGCTGAACCTGTGCAACTATTCCAGGGAAGTATCTGTTCTGACGATCAGCCGTTGTTTGGCTGGCAACCTTCGGTATTGTGATCCTGTAGAAATCTCCGGAATCATCCAGCAGCGGCCCAAGCAATCCGTTCCTGACACCAAGGTCAAGCACTTCAGCAATTGAAGCTTCAAATGCTGCGGCACCCGCGTCAGTGTATGGAATTTTAGGAGCATTCAGAAGTAGGTTGGCAATGTTTTCACTAATCCTGGCATCAAGCCAATCAATGCCACGTTGAATATCAATGAACCGGCCACTTCCCATGGTTCCATTATGGGTAAAACCGACACCGCCGAGGGTGGTATAGAGATTTCCGTTTTTGCTTAAAACCTGGGCCTCTTCAGTTGGGTTCAGGGCTGAAGTAGGTGAAGGTTTTTGGCCGGCAAGCTGCTTGAATTTCCACGTTTCACTTCCTGGGTCACTTGGCAACATGTACCCGGCCCAAGCAGCTTCAGGAAACATATAATTAGCAAAATAATTAACGGTATCCGGCCCGGCTTCATCAATCGCAGTTGTGGCAACGGTGAAACTATCAGAATCAACGACACTGGCGACGCTGTTGTTGCCATCGATTGAAGCACCTGAAGAATTTGAAAAGGTTGCAGGATCACCAACGGCCAAGCCGTGGCCAGTTTCTTCTATTGTGGCCACACCGTCAGTTACCGTATAACCGGCACCGGTAACATCAAGCCCGCCTTGGAAATGCCACATATAATCAGTTGTGTCATATTCAGCAGCTTTAATCAGGCTGGCAATGTCAGTGTCAACAGCGGTTAGGACATCAGCGTCTTGACTACAGGCACCATATATTTTTCCGTTTGCGGCTGTCCAGGCGGCAATTTCCAGAATGTCAGCAGCCAGCCTGTAGGTTGAAAGGACATTGTAAAAATCAGCATCTTCAGCAATGATGGCATTCAGACCGGCAGTTATGGAAGCATCACCAGCTTCATGACGCCCAATTTTGATGAAAGTTGGCTGGCGTTCTTGGATAAAGATAGCGGCGGCGGCTTTATAAACCTTCGTGGTATCATCGAAATCAACCGCAACACCGGGAAGCGTGGTATAAATTCTGACACGTTCAGAAAAAACAGCTGGTTCGATTAAAGAAAAGATCAACGGGGTGCCGAAACCTTCCCGGCTGACTCGGGTGTCAGCAACATTGACAGTTACTTCTACAACCTGATTGATTTCAGTCATGATTTTTATTCCTCAAGTTTTTTTTATGTGTCTGCATTAATGTCATAATCAACTGTTTCAATCCAGTTTCCGGATGTTTCACCATCATCAAAAGATTCACCACTATATGTGATAGTAACATCAGCCTGAGCACGGCGTTCCCAACGTTCGCCAAGTTGTTCGTCAAGTCTGTTTATTGGGGTTTGTGTTAGTTGTCCAATTTTCGCGGTTCTAAAAAGGTCTTTGACCGCTTCAGTGTCAAGTGTCAGCAATATGTTTTCAAGGACTTCGTCAGCTTCAGTGTCATCAAGTGATTCTGACGGATTAGTATAGACTTCTAGCTGAACAACCATTTGCCTGGGCCCGGTGGTCAATCTTTGAATCTTCTGAGTGTCAGCATCAAAAGAACTTCTTGACTCATCAATTCCGGTTTTTATTCCACGACTCAATATTATTATTCCGACATACGGCTTGGCCGGTCGGGTAATTTCTTGATTTAAAAAAATGACCTTTTCAGAATCAAACCCGGTTGCAAGTTTGATCCATCCAATGATGGTTTGATAAATAAGGGCCCGGTCTGTTGTGACTGTCAGTGTCATGGTAATGTGTCAAAAACCTTTGACCCTTGGCCATGGTAGAATTCACCCTCTTCCCAAAAAATGACAGATTTCAAACGGTATGAAATACCACCGGTGGTGATCACATCCTTGATGATCAAATTATCTGTTGTGCTCCAAATATTCCGCCAATCAATAGCATTCTGACCGGGCGGTAAATCCCTGATTTGCTTTGGGGTCAAAGGCTGTACATGCGCCTGAATGGTTGTGGTGGTCGGCGTGGGCTTCTGCCCTTTTCCGTCAACAATAGTGGCAACACCTGGCCGTGATCTTTGGACAGGCTTTTGACGCCTGATTATGACTGATTTGACTGACATGTTTTATTCCACCACAAAACGGATTGAATTTAACAACGTCCCTTGATCGATCAGCGGGTTATCCTCGCCTTTTTTCTTTCTGATAGTTGATGGTGCATTTGCCGGGCTTTTCAGAGTGACCATCTTACGTTTTATATCCGCTTCAACTTTCAAACCTACAATTTCAAGACCCGCAAAAACTTCAAGGTCACCATCTATAATCCTGCCATAAAGAGTTTCGACCAGTCTGTCATAATTATCTTCATTCTCGTCAAAGTTGCTTCTGATGTATGATCTGGCCGGAATTGTGATTTTATGTGGTTTAGTGAATCCTGCCACTTTACCGCCCCGGCTCAAAGACACAAACTTTGCCTTACCATCTTTGCCAATAATATATGGCGTTCCGCCAGGATGATTAATGGTTGCACCAAATTCATTGGCAGCGGCGATTACAAGAAGCGTTTGTGATTCATCTTCCTGAACACCAATTTTCACAACACTTGATTGCTGACGAAAGCGGCGTTTTAATGCTGCCCATCCGTGATCAACTTCTTTTGTTGTGACGGTTCCTTTGATCATTAGCCCGCATTTTCGTCAGGGTTAATCATGCTACGATTCTGGACTAAAACAGAGACGATCATATCATCAGCAGCGACGTCAATGGCTTCTATATCGTAAAACCTGAGTGTCCACCCTGGTAGTAATATTAACTCTGGAGGTATCTGGATTATTTCCTGGTCTTCAGACTCACCATTAGTATTCGGCGAAATATGGTAATTGAAGGTATCGTCCTCCGCCTGATCATCACTGGCCAGAGATCTGAACACAAGCTTTGCAGCATCATCTAATATCTCAAGGACCATTTGACGATCACCAACAGTCGATGTTGTGGTAAGAGTTATTTGCCCATAATACAATTTATATCTGCGTCCTGCCGGAACAACAAAAGATTTATCACTTGAATTCAGAACCTCATCTAAAATATGTTTTGACGCCATGATCAAACCCTCTATTGTTTTTTTTAGACTGTAATAACCCTTGGCAAAGGAATAAATTTACTCAACAAATCAAGATAGTGTAGGCCATACTGTGTTGATCCATAAACCGTTTTTTGATTAAGATATGGCAATGTGAATGATTGAGTTATTCCACCGATTGTCTCGCTGGAAAGCGGGCCTTGACCACCAACGGCTTGAAATGCCAAGCTTAGCAAGTGAGCGCCAAGGTATCTTTGCAAGATTTCAGTTGCAGTACCAAATCGACCGGAAGGGACCAAAAAAGCCACATCATTCAAGGCCTGAACAACAGCTTTATCGCTGTCATGCAAACCTTGAATGTTGCTGTCATCCTGAGAAACAGCCTTGATATTATCAAGCGTTGTCAATGCGGCCATTGTTTTTAGTCTTCCTTTTTGGCAGCTTCTTCTTCGGCGGCGGTTTCGAGGGCGTCAATCTGACCTGTGATTGCCTTGACCAATGTGGCCCTGTTTTCCTTGCCTTTTTCAGCGGCAAGATAAACACCAAGGCTTTCAAGATCGGCTTCAGCCCTGACAATATCAATGCCGTTTTTGACATTAACCTTGGTTATATCGACCAGGCCGGTTTCATCAGTTTCTTCAGAACCCATTGCCGGAACTTCAGAAACAAGATCATTGTCAATCAAGAACAGAACACCGCCCTTGGTTTTTGACTTCTTGTTTTTCTGCTCAATTTCAGCGGCATCAATAATCCGCTTCCACATTGCAGCATCAACAGTATTAACCCCTGGGTTAAGTCTCACAAGATCACGCGGCCCAGCTGATACTGATTCCACGTTTTCGCCCTTGTAATTGATAAGGATGGTTTTTTTATCGCTCATCTTTGGTCACTCCTTTCTTTGTGGTTTGTGGCATTTTTTGCCAGTTTAACAACTTGAAAAAAGGTCAGGGCCGGATCAGCCCTGACCCTTGTTTCAAAGCGTCAAACCTTTACGGTTTAAATATCATAAAGTTTGTAACAAGCCAATGGATACCGAACAACAACGCCAGCGATTTCACTTTCAATGTTGGTCAACATTTCAAGGTTGCGGCGTTCAGGTGGCAACATCTGCATTTCCATTGGAATACGGAGCTCCAAAACTTCCGGGTCGCGCTCGTAAGCAAAAGCCATATCTGAAGCCCCTGTTCCGGCGTCCTCAAGTTCGACCAACCAATCAACAGTATCAAGGCCATAAGCGTTGCCGGGCTTGGTGATAAACTCAAGGATGGTGGTGTCTGTCAGAGAGCTACGCGGTTTAAGTGCAATAATGTCATACTGTGCAACAGGCAACAGAAGAGTATTGGCCGCTTGGACACCCTTGGTCAAAGTTCTTATGCCGGAAATCATTGTGATAATATCGGCAATGATTTCATCAGAAGTTTTGGCAGACCATGCGCGGGAGGTTGAACCGGCATTTAATGGCGCCTGAGTGTTAGTGATATTGGTGTTCTCAAAAAGGCCAACGATATCATGGGAAGCTTCACCAGTCCATGCAATGTCAGACTCCTTGACGCGAACAGCCCGCCTGGCTGAATCAACTTTCAGCATCTCAAGAGGAACCCCGGAAAACTGAGCCCGGCGCATTTCTTTTGTAGAAAAGCCAAAAGAAGTACCGATTGAAAACACCTTCGCAATCGTTTCTTTGGCGAACACATCAGATCTCGGTAGATCGTCAGCAGGGTTGGCAATTATTTTGGCCATTCCAACTTTGGAATACATGTAATAAATAATTGAAGATGCGCCAGCACCGTCACGGTTAGAAACCGGGATCAGGCGGCGATATTTCAACTCTTTGTACTTGGTTTGATAAAGCCGGGCTTCGACGCTTTCAAGCTGACGCTCGAAGAATACAGACTCTCCGGCATCAAGCTTCATTTTCTGATTATCCGGGGCAATCTGGTTCATGTCCCGCATAACCTTCAGTGAGTCAGTTACATATCTCGTTTTCATTGTTTTGATACTCCCTTTAAGGATTAAGGATTTTCAGCCTTTATTAATTCCCGTTAGGGAAGATTGATGTCAAGTTGAGCCAGACCGGCGGCGGTAGTAACTGACACCCATTTTGCAAAAGCACTGATGTCAATAGCCTTATCGGTATCTATATCAACGCGGAAATCGCCAGGTTCTTCAGTTGTGGTTGTGGTGTGGCGCAAGAAAACATCCAGTACAGGATTAACAGCCTGTTCAGAATAGACCCAAATTCGGCCTTTCTTCAGCATGGTAATAGCTTCATCAGCTTCATACAAAGCAATACCAGTGGCGCGTGGAATATTTTTCTGAACTTGAACAGCTATCCCGGCAACTTCATCACCAACAGCAGACGGGATGGCCAAAAGGCCAGTAGTTTCAATCTGAAGGCCAAGACCGAAGTTGATATCAACAGCAGAAACACCGGTGAAAAGATCGTTGGGGCCAGAATCACCCAAGCCACCTTTCACAGCGGCGGCCGGTTCGTTGTAATTAAGTTGCGGGCTCATGTTTCGTACTCCTTTTTTGAATTAAAAAATTAAGCCTTTATTGTCAGCGGCCGGTGTTTATTTGTCCTCTTCGCCCTTCCACATTTCATCGGATTTCTGCTGAAATTCCTGGGCCGGGGTAAGATTTTCTCCTTTTTCGTCTTCATCAAACTTGGTTTGGGTGCCGGTTGAAGTTGTGGCGGCCTTCAGGCTTGCCAGTGACGCAAGGCCTTCATTATCAGCCTTGATTGATTCAACGATCATGTCATAACGGCCCTGAATGTATGCCGGGGCGGTGGTGTCATCAAGCTTCACATCAGGGTTCTTGTGTGCAACAATCGCCTTCTTGATCCCGTCATTGTCAACCGCGTCAAGCTTGGCAGTCACGCCAACATAGGCGGCAACGCCAATAACGTCAGCGCGTTCGGTGACCATGGTGACAAGCTGATCAGGTGCAATTACCGCATCTTTTTTGAGCTGGTCAATTGTTCCCTGAAGGGTTTCAGCCTTGGCCGTAGCGGTGTCACATTTAGTTTCAAGTGTTTTGATGTGGTTAACTGCAAGGTCGCGCTGATCAAGAATAAGCTGAACGGCGCCTTCAGAACCATCATCGACTTCAATAGTCAGGGCGTCAACCTTGAAGGTTCCGGTTTTAAGTGAATCTAATTTGATTTTCATAATGCTCTTTTGCTCCTTTTTTGGTTTTGAATCTGATTTTAATTCTATGTCAACGCCTTCAACCGCGCCGTCAGCGGCATCAAGAACAAGCCGCGCTTGTGGCCCGGCCCTCCCCTTGTCTACCAAGGCAACATGGTTGTAAACAATGTCAATTTGTCGTTCATCATATTTTTCACCCTGATATGTTCCGGACTCCTTGACCATTTTGCACTCATAGCCACAAGAGATTTCACGAACGGGTGAATCTTCCCGCATGATCTTGTCAATGGCGGCCTGGTCGGTGATCATCAATTTTGTTTTGATGTATATGTCATTCCGTTCAGGATTTTCAACCAGGTTACCAACAGAAAACTGTTTGGTGTTTTTGGCGTCGAGTTTACCAGGGAAAGGGTGGCCGTCAGTTACCGGCCTATTTTTCATGGTTTCAATTGAATCAGCTTTGAAAACTTCGTCAGGGTGGCGTAGTTCTCGGGTGGTTGATCCATCAGGTTTGTGGTAAACAAAAACACCTGAACGGGTAACGTTGGCGTCTGCATGAAGATAACCATTTTGGTCAATGGTTGGTTCGTTGATTTCATGTTTGTCAAATCGGAGCGGCATTTTTTTCACCTTTGATGAGTTTATCAAGAACCGGTTCAGCGTAACAGCGGCAATTTATATCTTGACCTGGGTGGTTACGCTCTCCCGCCCGTTTTCCTTTAAATACTGTAATTGGGGGATTTTTCCAAGAAAATTTTTCATCGTCTAATCTTGCATGACTTGAATAACCGTTTGAATTGGCAAAGCTTCTGACCCTTCCATCGTCTGAAGTTCTCCAAATATATTCAGTAACACCGGCGGACGTTTGCCGCAATTCAGACAGGCGTCCATTGAATTTGGCTATCTGATCACGGGCAATTAGGGCCGCCGACCGGTCAGCGGCTCCAAACAATTCTTTGATCTTCTGTTTTATTTCTGAAGGGCTGGCACCCCGGCGCGACTCCCTGAAAACCATCTGTTCAATATCTGACAAATGTTCCGTTGGGATCGTCTTGATTAAGCTGGCGTTTTCATGAACGAAGGCTTCAACCTCATCGGCAAGCCATGGTTCAGCAAAGATAGGGTCCACGCCAAGAACGGTCTTGGTTTGGTTCCGGAAAGTCTTATGATTTATGGTGTCGATCACATCGGCGCTATTTCTGGCCAGGTTGGTGACGGCCTTTTCTGAAAACGTTTGAGCGTAACCGATACGGATTTTTTCAAATATCTTCCGGATGTCATCGCCGGCGGCATCAAGTTTGACTGGTCGGGCCTGGGTGATGTAGTCAAGCATTGGGAAAAGTTCAGCTTCAACAAGTTCTTTGAATGGTTCAATAAAACCGGTAATTTGGGCGCCATATCGTGCTTCAATCCTTCCCATTCTTGGCGGGGGTGGTATTTTGCGGCGGCGTTTAGGCATTAGGCTTTTGAATAATCTCTATCAATATCTTCTGCAATTATTGTCTTGTTTAGATATAAATCAACTTGCCAATTTGCCAAAGGGCACCATTCAGGAATCATATTAACATCGTCTATATCTCGGTAGACTACACCCCAAGAGCAGCCAAAATTAGTTGTTTTTGTCCCTATTAAAGCAGGACAACTTTTACAAGTTTCAACTTTAACTGATTTTAATGGAAATCTTTTTTCTATCATCTTCGCACCTCTTGTGTTTTTTTTGGCATTATTAATCACCGTCAGGCTCTTCAGGCCATTCAAGATTATTCATCAACTCCTTCTTGCCCATCAGGGTCATCCTCCGGTACCTGGTTGCCATTATCGTCAAGTTCATCTTCATCCCCGCCAATTGGCTGTTTGCTCAATTGCTCCAAGAAATCTGTTCGGCGCTTAGTATCGATCACCATGTTTGTCACATTGATCTGATCACCACCAAACCGTGAAACGGCAACCTCTTCAGGTTCAACAGCACCCATGTCAACATACATCTTGTCAGATTCAGCCACTTCACGTCTGACCTTGGCCTGATCCAGTTCTGATAGTTGCCACAACGGCACCCATTCAAATTTGATTTCACCTTTGGCATAACCCATGGGCTCAGTGATGATATCAAGGATCTTCCTGACCTTTGAATTTAGGCGGGTTACTTGAAATGAGCTGATATTGTCATAATGAATACGAAGGTCAGCTTCACTGGTGTCACCACCCAACTTTCCGGTCATATTGCTGTAAAATCTTGACTTCGGGATATTGAAAGCAGCACTTGCAACTTCCATAAATCGATCCATCAGGCCGTCAAGTCCGGTGATCGGTGTGCCCATCTTGTCAAATTCTTCGTCAGAGCCATAGACGGCAATATTATTGACTGCCAATTCTTGCGCCATAAGTTGAAGTCGATTGACAAGGTTCTCTTCACCGACGTCATTTGAAAGCAGGTCTTGTAGATTGGCAATCTTCATTTTCTTCGTAACAAAATCCTGAAGAACGGAAGAACCTGATTGAAAAGCAACGCCAAATTGCCGCAACGCTTCAAACACATTGTGGATGATCGGGGCACCCCAACCAAAATTCCTAACCCTCAATACCGGCGGCAAGTAATTGCCGTCAAACCTAATGACCCGGCTTTCATGCACAACGAGCATCCTGGCCCCGGCAACTTTTAGCTCTTGGACCTGATACAATTCAACATCACCAAAGTTGTTCTTTGTGGGGTCTGTGTAGAATGTCATGGGATAGGCAAAAAACCGGTCGATATTATTGAAAAAATCAACTGATCTGACCTTGCCAAGTGGCTGATCGACCGGACGGCCATCAAAGGCGCCAATAATCATGGCGTTTCCGCCATAAAGCCTTTGCAATATAATCGCCTCTTCAATCTTGTCGCGTATTTTGAGCCGTTCAAGCTCATCGTTCACAGCGTCAACAACGTTCGGGTCATCGTTGATGATGTTGATGAATTTCCGGGTTGCGTCCTGGGCCGGTATTTCAATTCCCTTTCTTGTGACCCAATCACCTTCATACAAATAATCAAGTTCCTGTCTTGGAATGGCATAATCACGCATGAATGATGTTTTGGTGATTGGATCGTTGGCACCACCAAACTTGTTGATGGCATTCACCCATCTGTCATATCTGGCTTTGGTGATCCCGTTATTTCCGGGCAACAACTTGACAACCTTATTCTTAGTTTCCATTTTTATTTGACCTCTTCTGCAAACTAGTTCTTTTTGCCATCAATTGTGCCGTTGATCTGGTTTCAGCATAGCAATAAATGACCGCTTCAGCTTCATTAGGTGATTGTATCCCAAGCGTTTTCATAATCTTTTTTGACACCATTTGCATTTTGCCGGCTTCATTGGCGAAAACCCTAGCCGTTGAGAGTTGGGCAATCAGCTTCGGGTTATCTGGAATGCTGATCAATTTATCAACATCATATTCTTTTATTTTATTGACATGCTCAAAAGTCCTTTCAAATCTACACCGCAAATCCCACCAAAGCTTTGCCTTGAGATTAGCAAACATGTCTTTGTTCAGTTTGCCAGGCGCAAAAAAGCCGGGTAACTTCTTTGATCCGAAGTTTATCCCGGTGTGTCCAAAGCCACAATTTGTCTTTTGATCAAGTGACCATAATTCGCCTTTGATACCTGATCCAACGCCAATATTGTCATAGTTTAGATGCTCAACATTGTTTTGGCTGCATAGCAAATGCGCCTTTCTGGCTGTTTGTGTGGTGTTTCCGGCCGTCCAAACTTCTATTTTCTTTAATACCACACCATGTCGGAAACACCACGCATTATCATCACCGCCGCCGTCATTGTCGGCCACGTCCAGCCCGGAGGTTATTGCTCCTGATTCTTCGAGGTCAAGACCAATCGCGGCCCGCACCCATTCAGCAGGAATGCAAACGCCTTCGATTGAAGCATGGTAATCAATGTCAATTTCCTGGGCTACAATGACCGGCGTTAATGTACGTTTCTGGTAGTCATACCAAGCCTGATCTTTCCGTGGGTCATCCTTCCAGTGGAAAGTGAAAACGTCCATTATTCCGCCATGGCGCTTTTGATAAAACGGGTTTCCTGCACCATTCGGCGTTGAGCAATCAATTTTAACATTTGAGTTTTGGGAAAGAGAAGCATCAATCGTTTCAGGGTGCGCATAGAAAGCTGATTCATCCTTGAAATATATGGTTGATCGGCCGCCGCGCCCGATATCATCTCCACATTCTCCGGTGATCGTGCTACCATTGTCAGGATTGATTATTTTCAAAAACATCATATTCTTTGAACAATCAAAACCAAATGGCAATATTTCTGACGGAAGAGTTCTTAGTGCAATCCTTATCTTTTCAAAGATGCTGTCAGGATCACCAAGCTTGTCAACTTTCTTTTCCGTAACACTCCCAAATCCAACTTTTGAACCTTCTGTAAATCTCCATAGCCAAAGGGAGAAAAGAATACATAGCCAAGTAAAACCAACATCACGGCTTTTTTCCGCAAGACCATCGTTCTTGTTTTCATTTTTTTCTTTAAGCCAATTTAAAAATTCAATCTGCTTTGGAAACAAAATGAATGGCATCCAAGCTGGCTGACATCTTGGGTCATATGTCATAAACCAATCTTGAACGAAATCAATGTGGCCGGTGTCGGAACACTCGTAATGCTTCAGGGTGGCAACAAGCTTTTTTTTGTCTGACCTTATTTCCTGAAGGAAACGAGCTCGTTCTTTATAGATCGGTACATAGTCAGGTTTTTTGAAATTAAAATCAGGATAACGCGGGTTGATGTGGTTTGATGGGCGTTTTGTCATGGTGTTAAAATAAAGAAATCCCCGCCCGGCGTCAAGGCCAAGCGGGGATTATGTAAGATATAACAATGCCTGTCACTTTTCCCTCAAGGTGGACAGGCCATAAAACCTTTCGTTCCGAACTGGTTTCAGCCGGGGTTCCCTATTCGCCGTTTACACGACAAAAATAAGTCATTCAAACAATATCGCAAACATGCACAAGAGGTTTTTTAGAACCTCGACCTATATCAACCGGGAAAAATTCAACCTTATTCGGGTTGCGAATATCAGTCATCCGACCATCAGTAAAAAATACCCGATAACAATCTCGGCCGTTTTCTTGAATTTCTTTCACGCCATCTTTGCCAACTTCAAAGGTTTCGACAACAACCGTTTTTATTTCACCAACGCTTTCTTCATGCCAGTTGTACGCCAATTTTCGACACTCAATTATTACGACCATTATTCACCTTTTTAAAACGTCATTAGTTTTAAACTGCAAGATATAACTATCTGATCATTAGATATATCTGGGACAAAATGAAAGTTAACTATACCTATATGTATTGACCCTAATATCATCGGGACAACAGGTGCATAATCATATCCTGACACCAACCCAATAGAAACAGAAGATTTGAGGAAGCCTTTACCGAACATATAACCACCACCGGCTAAAAAACTGAAATAGTCTTCACTGTTCTGGTATCCCCCTACCACATAATACCAATTAGTTTCTTTCTGATAACGGACCAAAAGTCCTGGATTATCCTCTTTAAATTCTAAATCCCTATCAGTGTGATATGATTTAAGGTGGGCGTCTACAGTAAAGTCATTGGCAAAAGATATTGACGGTGCAGCAATTAAAAGTGTCGCTAAGATCAGAGCCTTGATACTAATTGATTTAATCATTTGTTTACTCCTTGTGTTTAATGGCTTTTCGTAATTTTTACATAATTTTTACAATCTGTCAATAACTTTATTTTGCGCAAGGTGTTATTCTTCTGCCTTACACGCTGGCCCAGTATGGTAGATTGCTCTTTCTGCCCCGCCAGCCTTTGAGCATTCATGGCAATACATACACTTCCTTTCGCCCAAGTCAAAATCATCCTTAAAATCAATGATTACACCGGGAAGTATTGTGTCTCTTAATTCCTCCAGCCATTTCAATTGATTTCCAGGGTCATCAAAGTGGCATAGTTTTAAAAACATTTCCACCATTTGAGCCTCATTCTGAAAACCTGTCGCTACTAGATCACCGGTTTTTTTTCGTATAACTGTCACGTTTATAGCCATTTCCTTGTCTCCTTTAAATTAAATACAATCGGTTATGCCGTCCCGGCTGTCGGGCTTTTCACCAAATCGAGATACGTGTTGGTGGCCTGTTTATCATCCATGTCGTCAGTGATTTCTTTTGGAACCCCTTCCTGAAGGCCAAGATGGTGAACTTTGTCAACGAAGTCAGCATTTGACTTGCCAAGAAGTTCAGCCGCCTTCAACCGGTCCTTCATGTTAGAAACTTTTTCCAGCTTGATTATGACAGGGTTGCCGTCAGCATCTTTTTCAACTTTGCCTTCATTATTAAGTTTTTCAACATAATCAACAACCTGGGGGTCACCTCGCATGACAGAAGCCCAAAAGGCTTGCCGCTCTTGCCTGTCTGCAATGAGCGGCCGCGCCTCTTTTTCGCTAATGGAATTTTCGCGGGCTTGGATTGCATCGATGATATAAGGCAATGTCACAACGTTTCTTACGTAACCATATGACATTTTGACGTTTTCAGCGGTTTCTTTGACACTGCCATTATATGCAGAAATCACTTTTTTCTCGCCTTTTGACAGTCTTTTTTCACTCATAACATCTTTATTTTACTGAAAATAGATTGTTTGTGCTGAAAATATTATTTTTTCTTCTTTTTCCTGTTCTGATCTTTTTCATCAAGACCGGGAATAAACCGTGAGAGAATAAACGTTTTTTTAAACCATAGTTTTTTCCAACTCCATTCACGGCCTTCAGAGTAAAGGAAGCGACCAACGCGTTTGCTGAAGCATTTTTCCTCACCACATTCAGGGCAAGTATCATAAATTACAACAATCTTACCTGTGATCGATTCAGGCAATTCAACGTGTCCGCAATTTTCACAAAAGAAACATTTGTAATATGACGAGCGTTTTTCTTTGATTTTTTCTGGTTCTTGTTTACTAATGACCGCATAGCTTCCGTCATGCATTTTTTTCACCTTGGTTTTGCTTAATTAATGACCAAACATGTTTAACATCTTCCCCGACATAGAGAACATGACCACTGCTCAGCAACAATGATGAATTCACCTCGAAATCATCTGTAATTTTTTCTGTTTCACATACCCCTGATATGTGATCAGTTCTTAAAACAGCAATCCCACTTGCGGTTGTTAAGGTAATTGTATTTAACATGGAACATTCTCCTTTTTTATTCAATAGGACCGGTCAGCGTGACAACAACCCGGGGGTGATCTTTATCAAAACGAACTTCAGGTTTTACCGGGTAAACACTTGTGAAGTCATCGTCACGAATGATTTCAGCGTCAACCAGTAAATCTTGAATTGATTCGATCATGTTTGAGAAATCGAATTTGCCTTTTGTTTTCCTGTAAAACACACATTCCATTTCAACAGGGTATCCGCCGGGCCATGGTTGTTGTCTCTTATACATAAATTCGTCCATGGCTGTTTTATGCCAAGCGGCATGCGCGTCACTTGGTATAAGTTTTGGAAATTTGCCACACTTAACAATCTTTTTTCCGTTCTTCTTGCTGATCACATTGCCAGGAATGGTGATTCTTAATTCAAGTTTCTGCATTCTCTCTCCAATCACAAGATTCACATTTTTTCATTGTGCCACGAGATTTAATACACCATGACCAAGGAGCCCCCGCGCCTATTCCAGTAAGTGGCCAAGCTGGACACCCTTTCAGTCGTGCCTGATCATTATCCGGTTTTGGTGGAATAACTTTAGGAACCCAAGTCTTGGCCATGGTGCAAACCTCATTTTTTTAACAAAAACAGGAAATCAGACAATTCTCATTTGCCGTTCTTCATCACGAATGTCACGTTCGTCAACTACTTCACCGGTATCGGTGCGGGTGATAATGACAATCTCTTTTTTATAGTCGATCATTTTTATACAATCGATATCACGATTTTCAAAACCGGTGTTGATGTGCCTGGCCGCTGTTCTGGCAATCAACTGCTCTTTTTCAATCCGGTCTTTAAAATTGGCGTTGGCGGCCTTCTTTTCATCTTCAACAATACTAGCCTTTTGTGTTGCTTGGGCCATTTCAAGGCCAAATGCTTTTAACTCTTCCTCTGAAAAATCATATCTCAACCACTCTCTGACTTTGGTTTCAACGATTTTTGGTAATACATCTTTCATTTTCTCAGTAAACTTCTTTTTCTTTTCAGTTTCTTTTTCTTGTGTTGTCATGACATTCACCTTTTGTGGTGGTTAAAAGAAGGATCGGAACGAACCTTCAGGTTAATTATCTTGTTCGATTTCTTTTAATTTACGTTGAGCCCAAGAAATAAGTTCTTCAAAGCTGACCCCTGCAATTCCACATTCAACCGCATACTTTGAAACAAGTGTATGCTCACGACTCCCCCCAATAATCTTTTTAAGATCACGCCATCTTTTTATTTTTTTGTGGTTTGCTTTTTCAGCGCCTTCAGCGCCGCCCCTGTTTTTTGTAACGTTGTTACTGTCTTTTGTGTCCATCACTTTTGATAACAAACCGTTTTCTTGATTTTGATTGTTTTCTTGATCTTTACAAGTTCTGGTTTCAACAGAATTATGGCTATTTACCTGTTTGATGACTTCTTGGTTTTTATCGCTTTTGATATTATCAGAAGTGATAACAGGTGAAATCGTTTTTGATAACAAACCCTTATTTATCGCTTTTGATAAACCCTGCCATTGTTTATAATGTTTGTTAATACAATACTTTGGCGGGTTGAATTTATCGTTTTTGATAACAATTTTCTTCTGAACAAGAGATTTTACTGATCTTGAGACATTGCCTGGTTTTAATCCTGTTGCTTCCACAAATTGGCTGTTGGAAATCTGGTCTTCTTTCTTGTTGAACCCGTATGTTTTCCTGATGATAAAATCAAAACATTGACGCTGTTCTCCAGGTATTCTATGACGGATTAGGGCGTCAAAAAGTTCATTAGCAATCTTTAAATACCCATTTTCAAGTTGTGGCATTTATCCCCACCATTATTTTCTCATAAAGAGTAATAAAAGCTTTTTCAGCGACATCTGGAATCACTCCGTTTCCGAGAAGTCGTAGTTCATCGGTTCTATTGTCACAGGATTCGTACAGCTCGGCATTGTCCATCCGATCAGCAGATCCATTAAGGTTTCTACCCACCGAGGATTTAGTTTGCCTTTGCTGTGATATTGTTCGATCTGACTGTTTATTTCTTTCCTGAATCCCCCTCTTTCCTGAGCTCCTTTCCCGGGCCTTGACCGTCTGCATTGTGGTGTTGCCCAACTCTTCACAGCCGTTGACAGGCCATCCCCGCTCGTTTCGCTCGCACCTTTCCGGTTGTGGTTTCCGCATACTGACGCTGTTGGCCACAACTCTTGGCGGCTCCCATTCGTGTTGTGGTTCTCCTGGGCGGGAAGGCCAGCTTTTATCATGTCCGGAAGAGTCATGTCTGAAACTTTTCTTAAAACACCATCCCTTTTTCTGTTCTTCCAATCTGCCCCGCCCTTGTGATCCCGACTCGCTGGAGTAGGCCAAGATAAACAATCGTTTCCGTTGTTGTGGTGCACCACATTCAGCCGCGCTGAATATTCCTGCCTCAACTGTATAACCAAGAGCTCGTAAGCTTTGCTGTACTTCCTTGAAGCCGAGTGATAAATGTCCTTCGACGTTTTCAAAGAAACAGAGAATAGGTCTAATTGTTTTGACAATTTCTCGTATATTCGGCCAAAGGTGCCTTGGGTCGTCCTTTCCTTTCCTTTTGCCGGCTGTTGAAAATGGTTGGCAGGGATAACCGCCAGTGATGATGTGTATTCTGTCTCGAAACGGCTCCGCGTTGAAGGTTTTAAGATTCGTCCAAATAGGTGCGACATCCAGGCGGTCCGCTTCCATCTTTGCAACCAAGTTCGCACAAGCGAAGGATTCGATCTCCACATAAGCGACTGTTCGGAGATTTCTGATAACTCGTTCAAGTCCGAGATGAATTCCAGCGTATCCGGCGCAAAGCTCGATCGATCTAAATTCTTCGGAAATATCCACATTCAGCCACCCTTTGAAATTTCTGTAACGGTTCCAAACAGGCTGGTTGGTTGTTCTGAACTTGGAATTTCAGCGGGATTAATCCACGTAAGCGGGTTGTGATGGCATTCAAACGCCTGGTGGTCAGTATCGCCACATATGGCGCAATTATGGCCATCAGGTTCAAGCTGTTTTAATCCGTTTTTTAGGTTTTGAATGGCTGAACAATAATCGGCTTGCGTGAATTTCATGGCGTTAATCCCCTTAAAAACTATTACAGAAGTTTATTTTTTAATTTATTTCAAGCTTATTTCCATTTATAATCTTCCCAAGTGCATGTTTTAAAATTTGATTTCACGTTCACATACCTTGCAAAACTCTCTTGTTCTTTCGTTGGCGGTGTTCCTTCTTTATCCATGTACGGTTGACAAAAAGGGTCAATATTCATGCCTTTCAAGAACTTCACCCTTTCAAGCGCGTCTTCAATATCCCTGACCAACACATAGCAAAAAAACCTTACCGGGGTGGTGTTGTGCCACCTTAAAAGCTGAACCGCCTTTTGAATATGTTTGATCATGTGGACCGAATCACAAGCAAGCCGCAATGGTTCGAGCCATTTAACCTTTGACAGTATCTTTGCAACACCATCGTCAATTAATCTGGCGTCAAGACCTTGATTAAAGTCAACCTTCAGGCCTTCTTGAATTATTTTTTTGATTTGGTCAATGCCGTGATCACAAGCTAAAACGTTGTTATCCATCAAAACAACATCTTTGTGTCTGGCAAATTCATCAATATCAGCGTTTGGCCGGATCGATCCTTCTTTACCAGGAACAAAACACCCTTCACAATTCCGAATACAACCCCTGGTTAAAAACCCCATACTATAATTTTGACTATACAAGTCATAATCCGGGCAAATATGTTCAACATAATCTGGCAAAACCGTTTTCATGTCACCATAGCCGGTGCCGCCCTTCTCGGTTTCTTTAGGAATATATGAATCTTCAGGCGTGAATGTGAACACCTTTGATGAATAAATTTTATCAGGTTTTGAAAATAGCGGGCCAAACCATTCAACCTGGTCGCCGCATTCTTTGTGATAAGCTGATATTTTCATCAAAGCAAGGTTTGGATATTTGGTATTGAATTCTGAATCATGCAAAGCAATTTTCATGTAAATAACCTCATTTGGCCTGATTCCCTTTCAAGACGTTCTTTTCTCCTTTTTTGCCGCCCGGGCATGTCGTGGCGATTGTGTCAGCGTTGGCATAGTGCAGCCAAGTTCAATAGACTTGATTTTTCCGGTGAATCATCAAAAATATGGGCTGTTGTCAACACGACTTTGCTTCCGGTAATCGGGTGAGGCTTGTAGTTTTCGGCGTCACACCATTCACAACGGTTTTTTGCCCTGGTGAATCTAACGAACCTTGATCTGACTTTCCAATCAGCCGGGTATTTATCTTTGTTTTCTGGTCTGATTGGCACGATTTCACCCCTTTAAAAATTTGTGAAATTCATATGCGAGGGCAACCCCCTGATTTTGGCCCGGCAACCACGGCAATTTACCCGCCGTTGATCCTGGGTGACAATGAGTAATTCTTCATGACTGGCTTGTTGTCCGCAATAGCCGCGTTTTTGATGCCATAGCCTGACCAGGCCAGGCCGCTCATCATTGGTGATGGTGTAATGAATTTCTTGTGATTCCATGGCTTAACTCCTTTATGGCATTTGCTGTCCATTTTAGATGACTCCTTTAAGCTGGGTTTGTTTCAATTTTAAAAGGTTCAAAATTGCCGCAAGCTTGGCACTGGTAATGATCAGCCCTAACTTCACCGGATACTGAATCAACCGCAATCATCATGGAGCGTTTACACTCCGGACATTTGCTTGTCGGTATTCTGGTTCCCTTAATGCCAATTTTATAAAGACTTGAACCAACACTTTTAGCCTTCTGAAGTGCGGTAAAGGCATCAACTGAAATCCCTTCAAATTTATAGAGAGAATCGCCACGATATTCAACGTTCATTATTTCTTTGCCATTATGGCCAATCGCTACAACGTTAGAAGATGCAACTTTGTTCATTTTCATTTTGATCCCCAAAAAGAAAACCCCGTCCAGGAAGTGAAATCGGATGCCATGGGTCCACAA